TAAAGGGACAGTGAATTGTTTATTACTTTTTACTGTCCCTTTTTAATTTAAGGGTTAAATAAAATGGTACTTGATCAAGATGAAATGAATGACTGGCAACTACTAGAAGATCTTTTTGAAGAGAGAGCAGCTATTATCGAGTATGATGGTGGTTTCTCAACTTACGAAGCAGAACAAATGGCCGCTCAGGTGCTAGGCTTCGACAACAAATTTCAATTTAAATCTCACATTCAAGAACTAAAGGCTTTTGCAGAATGACTAATCTAATTGAAAAACGACTAGAGATTGAACAGAAAGGTTACAAACCATACTCTGCAAAGATTTATAAAAAAATGCCTTCAGAATTAGAATTGATTGAGGTGTTTAATGTCTTAACTTATAGTGAAGCTTCCGGTAAGTATCAGGAACATCTAGATATAAACAAAGCATATTGGGGAGAGGGTTCAAGTATTGTAGGTTACTCTTTTAAAGATGATAATAGCAATGATAATAACAATGATATTATCAATCCAAATCACTACAGGACGATCCCTGCTGGTAACTATCCGAATGGTATTCAATACATGGGTATTGTTGCCTTCTTACTTGAAAATAAGAAAGATGCACTAGATCACTACGAAGCGCACATCTACTCACAGATTATGAAGTACTCTCTACGACTCGGTGAGAAAGATGCTACTCTACAAGACATGAAAAAAGTAAAATGGTATGTAGATCTGTTTCTTCTTTATAATGAAGTAAAGGAAGGCACAAAAGATTTAAAAGAATTTGTAGCAGACTGGGAAATTGTAAAGAGCAAGGTGGAAAAGCAATGACACTTGAAAACAACAACGATATTACAAAAAGAAATCTCGAAGAAGCAAAATCTTCATTAGAGTCCACAATTTATTACTTAGAGCACACAGAAGAGTTTGAGTCTAACAAATTAGATTTAATTTATATCAGTCTTGTTGACGCCCAACAGGGTCTAATTGACACTATAAGCAGTTATGATGACTTTATTGAAAACTATCCTGATTTTGTTGACGGAGATATCTGCTAATGCCACTAGCATTAAGTGCAATTAAAGAAGTAACAAAGTTGTATGAAGACCAAGATATTAACTTAACAAGAAGAGAGGCCATCTGGAAAGCTTATCAAGCTTACGAAAATGTAAAGTTTGCAGAAGATATTTTGATGGATAAGTACTATGACAAAATTCAAAAAATTCCTAGGTAAAATTCTATGTAATATTAACTTACACTCTTTTGTCCTAGAAAATCGAGGTGTTTACTATGAAATTGTAAATTGTAAGAGGTGTAAAAAACGTTTTGTTAGGGGGTGTGATGACCTTAGTATTTGACACAGAGACAGATAACTTACTACCAAAGCTTACTAAAATTCACTGTGCAGGGGCTATCGATAGTAAGACAAATCAAAAGTATTGGTTTAATTTTGCTGAAAAAGATAAGTTAGATGACTTCTTAGATCTTCTTAATTCTTATGATGCTATTGCCGCCCATAACGCTTATGGGTTTGACATAGTTGCTCTTCATAAGTTGTCTGGTAATAAATGGAAACCAACCTCTACAGTATACTGTACAAAAGTAATGTCCCAAGTTCTCCAATACAATCGTTTTGGATTTGGGCATAGCTTAAAAAAGTGGGGTGAATTCTTTGGTGATAACAAGTTAGAGTATACTGGAGACTTCGAAGAATTTACTCCAGATATGTTTGATTACATGAAGCAAGATGTTAAACTAGGTACAAAAGTTTACCGTTATCTTATGAAAGAGTTAAAAAGCTTCGTAATTAACCGTAAAAGTGATAAAATTACTCATGCGTTAAGACTCGAAACAGAAATGGATCGAATCATGACGGAACAATCACAAAACGGTTGGAAGTTTAATACAGCTTCTGCGAAAGATCTCTTATCTCTACTAGAGAAAGAAACTAAATCTCTTGAAGATTTTATAAACCCTTATCTTGGCATGAAGATTACTTCACCGGATGGTAGTGTTGATAAACTTAAAAAGTTATACAAAGATAAGGATTCATATAAAAATTATGAGCAGTTACCAGTATTACCACAAAAAACGCCAAAGTATACGAAACTTGGAAAACTCCATGCTTCAAATCGTAATTGGTTCGATCTGGATGATTCCGTTACAGTGGAGCATTCTCCAATCTTGGGAGATTACTGTAGGATTGAGTTTGAGCATTGTGATATTGGTAATACTGACTCGGTTAAAGATTACATCTATTCAATTGGCTGGAAGCCGGACGAATGGAACTACAAAAAAATCAATGGCACTCTGGTAAAAACTTCACCAAAGCTTACATCAACTTCTCTCGAACCACTTGGTAAGGTGGGAGAGTCTCTCGATAAGTACTATACTTACAGAGCAAGATCTAGCGTACTGTCTGGTTGGTTTGATTATATAGATGACAACTCTCGTCTACACGGGGATGTATTCAATATCGGCACACCTACCTTTAGGCAAACCCACAAGATAATTGCAAACTTACCATCTGGTAATGCAATTCTGGGGAAAGAAATCAGGAGTTTGTTTGTAGCGGAGAAGGGTTATAAACTCGTATCAGCAGACTCTGCGGCCTGTCAGTTAAGGATTCTTGCTCATTTCATGGGCGACGATAACTTTACCGATACTGTTCTTAACGGTGATATTCACCAAATGAACGCAGATATTATTGGTTGCACTCGCCAACAGGCTAAACGTTTTATCTTTGCATTTCTTTATGGTGCAGGGGCTAGAAAACTATCAGGTTATATTGGAAAATCAGAAGAAGAAACCAAAAGAGCGATTAAACGTTATAAACTTGCTTTGCCAAAACTTGCTCAACTTATACAAGAAGTAACCGCTGCAGTCGAAGAGAAAGGTTACCTTATTGGATTAGATGACCGTCCTGTATTTCTGGATAGATACCAAAAACACAAAGCACTTAACTATCTTATCCAAAGCTCTGAAGCAATTGTTATGAAACAAACAATTGTTGATATCCACGAAGGGCTTGCACAAGCTGAAATAGACTCAAATATCTTACTTTTCTATCACGATGAGGTAACTTATGAAGTAATAGAAGATCAAACAGAAAAAGCTAAATCTATCATTATCAAGGCATTCGAAGAAGCTCCAAAGAAAGTTGGAGTTAACATTATGACTTGTGGTGACTGTAAAATCGGCAATGACTACTATGAAGTACACTAAAGGAAAGCCTATGCAAAAGCTAATTAACAATCACGTAGTATTCTCTTTCGACAATCCTTACCAGATTCACTGTGCGGCTCAATTCTATCACTTCCTTGATGTCTTGAGAGCCATGAATAAGCTTAAATACGACCCTGTCCTTGGAACAGGTTACTACATGAATACACTAGAACCAATTGTTATGCTGGATTACAATGACTTTCAAAAGCACGTAGTAAACTCTGTTTTTGTGGAAAACCAAGAATCTTTCCTCCTTATTAACCCTAAGAATACACACTCTTTTATGTATCAAGCGGGTTTGCTTTATAATAAAACTAATAAATTTGAGCTTATTGGAGACTTTAAAGAGTTCGACGGATTTTACAAAAACGCCTATGATGCTTGGACAATGATAGGTAACCGTTACTACTCTGCTGGTAGTTAAGAAAATGGCCAATAAAAAAATTCTATTACTTGCCTCTATGACTTATCAGCCTGTAATTAATGAAACAGATAAATACTATGAGGCAGTTGACATTGATAAAGTTGTAACCCACGTTTCAAAAAATTTTATTCATAATGTAATCCTAGAAGAGGAGTCAGTAGATGAAACCTGATCGTATGGAAGTTGGTACTGTTTACAAATCTAAAAGCGGCAGAAAAGTCCGTTGTATTGTAATTGTAGATGATCTTGCATTTTGTGTATCACACTATGATTATGATACCGGCGTACTTGTAGACACAGCCTATAGTTGGGACGTGAATACCGGTAAGGCGGTTTCACTACCTGATAATGGTGACTATGATATTATCCTAAATAAAACAATCCAAATCAATGTTGCAGAAGCTGGGATATCTGTTAAATTTTCTATCACAGAAGATAAAGAGTTTGTACCAGACTCACTCGTTGTAGAGGAACTTGACTCTTGTTTACAATAGAGACTACATTTGATGATGTTGTTGTAACAACACTTGACAACACAGGTGAATACGAAGATGTAGAAATGATTGTAACAGAGGATGGAACAATCATTATCCGTCAGTTCGATGAGGATCTCAATCAGTACGAAGTGATAGAAATGTCAATGGAGCAGCTTACAGATTTATTAGCTTCTCTTAACAAATCAGAAGGATGTTACAGGTGACTACTAAACCAAAATTGTTTATTATCCGGGGGCTTCCGGGTTCTGGTAAGACAAACTTTGCAAAGATGTTTCCATGTTTGCATGTTGATCCTTTAATGTTTTATCAAAAAAGCGGACAATTCGAATATGATAACCAGTTAATCCATTATGCTCATGGGTTCTGCAAAGATCTGGTACACAAGTGCATGAGAGAAGGAGTGGATGTAGTTGTTACTAATAGTTTTGTCCAAAACTGGGAGTTAAGTTGGTATAGAGATAAAGCTGAAGAGGTTGGTTATGACATTGTTATTTATACTATGCCACACACTAACAGTTGTTATACAATAGTGCCTCAAGACTATATCAAATATCTTGAAAGAATTTGGGAGCCTGTGGAAGGGGAGGTATTTGTATTATGATTGATAGTATCAAAACCCTTAACGATTATCAAAAAGCAGCAGTCAACTTCCTTACAAAAGGTACGTCAGACAATACGCTTTTCTTAGGTCTCGCCTCAGAAACAGGTGAAGTACTCGATGAGTTTTTAAAAGAAGAGCGGCTAGACAAAAAGTATGAAGACACCACTGAAGAGCTTATACTGGAGTTAGGTGATGTCCTTTTTTATATTGCAGCTATCGCAAAAAGGAGAGGTTATTCTTTACAACAAGTTGCCTTAAAGAACTTTCTTAAACTACGAGAAAGAGAAATACAAAAATCAATCGAAGAGGTTAAGCCATGATGAATGTAAAGATTGTTAACCGTGTTGAGTGTTACGGTGAACTGAGATGGGATTCTAACTTTCAAATCGTATGTGATGATGAGTATTACGACGGAGTATGGGTCGAAGGAAACCCATACTCAGAAGACTATTCTTTTAGGTCTTGGGAAGAAGTTGTAAAGGTCCTGAAAGAGCGTTATCGCAAAGATATCATTGAAATTTGTGCTGTATAAAAATACTTCCGACTAAAGACCAAACATAAGAGGGTACTATGATCGCACTAATAGACGGAGACGTTCTCCTTTACATGGCAATCTGGAACACAGAGAATCTAACAGAAGCAATTGCCAATCTTGATGAAAAACTTAAGAACGCAAAAGAAGGTTGTTTTGCTAAAGATATTGCTATTGCAGTAGGTGGTCCTAACAACTTTAGAGAAAAGCTCTATGACAAATATAAGCTTACTTCTGCTAGACAGACTACAAGATTAAATAAGTCTGATTGGTTTAATGATCTAAAAGATTATCTTTGTTCATTAGAAGAATCGGTATTAACTGATGGTTATGAAGCAGATGACCTTATACGTATATGGGCAACAGAACTTACAAGACAAAACGTACCACATGTTGTAGTATCTACTGATAAAGACTTAGATTGTATTGTTGGAAATCATTATGATCCAAAAAAAGACAGCGTTTACAAGATAGAACAAGATTACGCAACAAGGTTTTATTGGAAACAAATTTTAACAGGTGATGGCGTAGATAATATCCCCGGTATCGAAGGGGTTGGCCCTAAAAGGGCTGACAAAATTTTGAACGGGCTTTGTGAAGAAGAAGAATTTAAGGTTGCCGTGTGCAAGGCTTACTATGACAAATATGGAGCAGATGAAGGTTATAATAATCTTTTGTTAAATGGTAAACTAATTCATATCTGGCGCTATTATGGAGATTACTTCAAGCTAGATAGGAATTATTACGATGAGGTTAACAAAAAGTAAGATAGGTCACTGGAAAGTTTATAATAAACACCCTAGTTATTTTGATAATGAAAAGTACTTCGGTTTTTTATACTGTATAGAAAACAAGATTACAAATCAGTTCTATATAGGAAAGAAACAGTTCTTTCATCATGCAAAACGTTCATCGAAGCTTTATAACAAGGAGATGAATTGGCGATCTTACACAAGTTCTTCTTTACAACTTAATAAAGATATCAAGGAACACGGTAAGAACAATTTTGATTTTATCATTGTAGATCTTTATAAAACAAAGGGCGGTTTGTATTACTCAGAGGTTTACTCTCAAGTTGTTTTAAACTGTTTGACAGAAAGACTTGAGGATAATATAACACCTCTATTTTATAATCGTCAAATCGCTGCTGTGAGGTTTATACCTAAGGAGCCTCCAACACAGAATACTAAACTCTTTATAAAAGACTTATCAAAAAGGTTAAACATATGTTAATTACAAGAACTTCTTATATCAGTAAGATTGAAAGAACAAAAGATCTACCTATTACGAAGGAACAGTTTATTGATTGGGAGAAAGGTGGTCTTGCTCAAGATGTTTTCCCGGATTTAACAGCAGATGAACGTGAATTTATAGTATCTGGTATTACTCCTGAAGAATGGGAAGGTTTATTCAAAGCAGAGGATGATTATATTGAGCACGATTGTTTGTAAAAATCAACCTTGTGAAAATTGCGGAAGTTCAGATGCAAAACAGATTTACAGTGACAACACTGCTTATTGCTTTTCCTGCTCAAAATACTTTAAAGCTGTTAACACAGAAAGCGAAGATTACGTGGAAGTAAAAGACAATAAAGCTCAATATAACAAGGTTTCACTTATTAAAGATATCTACGAAAATTACCCCTCCCGTGGCTTTAAAGAAAGAAACATTTATAAAGCAGTAGCGGAGTTCTATGGTGTAAAGGTAAGTTATGATGAATCAGGAGATATTGATACTCACTACTACCCTTATAATGTAAGTGAAAGTGGACACCCTAGTGGTTATAAGATTATGGTCTTGCCTAAAGACTATAGTTCAAGGGGTTCTATCGGAACCGTAAAAGGCCTCTTCGGTATGCATCTCTGGAAATCAGACAAACGCCTGATCATCACAGAAGGTGAAAAGGACTGTATGGCTATTCAGTGTGCTTACTATAAAAAGTACAAAAGATTCTTCCCTGTTGTGTCACTACGATCATCTACTTCAACAAAAGATCTTGTTGAAATAAGAGACAAACTCAGGTCAAGTTTTAAAGAAATTGTATTTTGGCCTGACAATGACGAAGCAGGTGAAAAGGCCAAGAGAGAAGTTGCTAAGATTATTGGCTATGATAAAATCAAAATTGTTAACGTAGCAGATAAAGATGCAAACGACCTTTGGATTAGAGATCAAGATGCGGTCCTTAATGCTGTATACAATGCTAAAGCTTACACACCAGCAGGTATACTAGATGTAAACCAACTATGGGAACAACTAGAACAATACAATAAAATTGAATCTCACCCTTATCCAAAGATGATGGATAGGTTAAATGATAAACTTAAAGGTATGAGACTTGGTGAAATTACATTGTGGACATCAGGTACAGGTTCTGGTAAATCAACTCTACTCCGAGAAATAGCATTACATCTTCTTGAAACAACAGATGAAAAAGTCGGTATTGTATCTCTCGAAGAGTCTCCTGCAGAAACTGCAAGGAAATTGTCTGGTATGCAACTTATGAAGAATCCCGCCAAGGATGAGATCCCACTAGATGAACTTAAAGAGGGGTTTGATACTGTATTTGGAGAGGGGCGTGTTATGGTGCTTGATCATCATGGATCAGTAAACGATGAGTCAATCATTGATTTTTTAGAGTTTATGTGTCTCAGTGATGTTAAGTATATCTTTGTAGACCATATCACAATTCTTGCGTCTGAAGGCATGCACGGTCTAACCGGAAACGAAGCAATCGATAAGATCATGAATGAACTTCTAAGAATTGCAAAAAAGTACAACGTATGGATTGGACTTATCTCTCATTTAAGAAAAGTTGAAAGTGGTAAATCATTTGAAGACGGTAAGCTACCAACGATTGACGATATCCGAGGATCAGG